CGGATTAATACCGGCAGCCTTTAAATCGGCAATACCACGTTGATAAGACGTGTTTGCCATAGACTGAGAAAAATCCATAGCGCGCTTATTCTCTTCGCGCTGAAAATCCATCTGTTTCTGATTAGCAGCAGTCTGAAAATCCATTTGAGCTTGCGACATAGCTTGATTAGCCTGGTTAGCAGAAGTAGTTCCCATATAAGAACCAACAGCACCAATAGCACCACCAAGTAAAGGAGCAAGCGGAGAAACAGCTTGAACAATAGGTTTAGCAACAGAAGAAATTACATTACCAATACCACTAAATAAACCCATAACTAACGCCCTTCGGTTGTTTCCTCACTACTCCTTTCGGAGTAGTCGAGGTTATAAAAACATTAGAAATGATCAATAAGACCAGGAACACTATACAAAGGCATAGGACGAGCCATCTTACAATCAAAAAACGCATCCATAATAAACTGTTGACCATTAGCAGCAGCACCAACAGCAGTAGTGCGAGCCACAGGCGGAGTCTCTTGAATAAAAGTAGCGTTAAGAGTAGGTAAAGAAGTAAAACGCTGAGCATAATGCCATGCATCAATAGTGCCAGCAGAAGTAGACTTCATTAAAGAAGTAATCTGAGAAGGCTTATATCTATATTCAGCCCAACGCTCTTGATAACCAAAAACATCGTTATCAGTAGAAGTACCAGTAACATAAATCTCTTTGTTCAAAATAGCTTGTTCGCCAAGTGAAGCAAAAACTGGAAAATAAAAATCATAACGTGTAGATCTGGACCACATCTTAGGTAAACCCTGTTGATATGTCAAATCAGCACGTACAGAACACATACCTATAATGTATCCATGTTCTTGAGCAGCATACGTAAAGCCATGTCCCTGAGCCAATGCAGTACCCATTGCAGCAAGGTTACCTTGCGGAGTAGAAGAACCAGTAACCGACGTTGCAGAAGTCTGAGCAATCGGATTAATGTTGACATAAGTCGAACCTCCACCAATATATTCAGGACGTTGTAAACGATAATCTTGAGGTGTAACACCAAAATGAGCACGAAGTAATTCAGTATAACGAGTACCGCCACGAGCATCACGCTCTAAAAGTTTCTGAATTTGAAAAGACTGACGAAGCTGATTAATAGTAGCGGCAGTAGCATCAGTAAGATCAGCATAAAGACCAGCAGTTTCAGCACCAGCAGCACCCCAAGTATAGCCACCACCAGAAGCGCCAGCAGCAGTTCTATAAACTGGTGCACCAGCAGTTGCAGCAGTAGAAAATAAATTAAAAGCAGTACCACCTTCCCACATTTGAAGATTAGTACCAGTAGATCTAATAGGAGCAGAAGTACCTAAAGGTAAGGTAACGCTATCACCTTTTTGAGGCCAAGGTAAAGCTCCAGTAAAGTAATCTTTACGTTTACCACGACGACGTAAAGTAAAATCAGTAACTAAATCACCAGAATCAGTTTTACGGAAAGGAACGGAATTTTGTAAATTCTCATCTCTAAACCACTCGTTATAAATCAAATTATAAGCACGTAAAGGTAAAACGTTGTGAGTAACAGTATTAGTACCAGTAATCTGACCAGCAGTAGGAAGACCTAAGTGGTCGTAAACAGTACCAACAGCGTAACCGCCAGGGGTAGATGTAATAGTAGGAACAACATAAGAAGTAGAATCTCCAGGGTTCGTCTGCTCACCCATAAACTTAACCCAATTGTCCCAAACTAAACGATTAGGAACAAAAAAGAAAAAAGTATCAAGATGTAAATTATCCATAACAGGAAACAAAGGCGTAGCAAGACGGGCAAACGCAGTCATCCTGACATTGTGAGTATCACCAGGCAATACTTCATCACAATAAATAGGAACTAAAAAGCCAGCATCAAAAGTAGTCTTATGAGCATATTGGGTATTAAAACTAGAGCGGGGAATATCCGCCTTAGGAATCATAGCAAACTGATGTGTACTAACAGACTTATTGCGGTGCATAACTATCTCCCGTAGTTCCGTACCACTCTTTCGAGTGATACGGTATAAAAAAAAACTTAAACAGATTCCTTAATCATAACATCATTACCGCGTGTAATTAACTTAGGGGTTTCCATAAGTTCAAAAACACCAGTAGAGTCTTCAAAAGAACCTAACAAATACAAATGAAAATCCTGAGAATGCTTATATAACTGATTATCATCAGAAGCACGATTAACTTCGTCTTGGAATTGACGAAGAGCAACACCTTCGGTAGCAACAAAAGCTGGACGACCAAAAGCATCAGCAGCAGTATCTTTAATAGAAACAATAATCATTTTCATAAAAACTCCTTAAATAGTACGTTTAAGTAACGACAACTTAGCCAACGCAACCTTTTCTTTAACAGCAAGGCGCTCAAGCGTATTGTCTTCATGCCGAGAACGACCATCCATTTCTCGAGCAAATTGGATCATATCAAACTCTTCAGGAAACTTCAACTTAAACTTATGATCATAAAAACGTGGTGGACGGCACTTCTTACCGCGCACCACAACGTGGTCCTTTGTATAAACATCGGACATGTACTTATCTAACCAAGCCTGACCAATGCCAGGCTTTAAACTCATCTTATTAAATTCAGGCTGACGCTGAATAATCTCACCAGTCTCTAAATCACAATATTGATAATGGGCACCCGCATCAACCACTTCGTGGTTTTCATTGACAGTAACCCCATTAATCTTTTTCATAATATATCTTGCAACATAAGCAGCAGACTCAAAGTTAACATCACCAATTGTAGAATAGCCAAAAGGCCACAACTCTTCCAAAATCTTTGACGTGTATAAGATAGAGCCAGTCTGCGTTCTCTTAAAAATTTTCTTATCCGAAAAATCAAGACCAAACAGACAAGCATGGAAATGAGGACGATCAAAAGACTCACCATATTCTCCAGCCATATAAAAGCGTATCGTTTTTCCAGTAAAACGCTTACGCAAACGTTTCATAAACAACTGAAAGTCTTCATAATGCAAAGACATATCCTTAGGACAATGCTCTGGAGCATATGTCAGTGTTATAAAACAGTTATCAGTATGCATTTGTGCCTCATGCATACAACGAATCGCCCACTGACGTGAGCGTTCAAGGCGACAACCAACACATTGACCACACGGCAACGATAAGGTGCGGACTACATCCGCTCCAGGAATTTCACGCCAAATTATAGAACGATCACTGCATTGATAAGCCGTTAAGGGCTTATAACAGGCCATTAAAGTCTAAAACCGCCACGCTGTGGAGCATTACGCATATTGATAGACTTAGTTCTAGTAGTCTGAGATCTAAATGATCTAGCAGACTTGTATTTATTTACAGGCTTTCTTCTTAACATATTGCACTCCGTAGTAGATAAAAGTAGCGAGTTGGTGTCACCTAGCACAGTTACATCAAGTAGAGTAACTGTGCTGGCTGCGAAGTTTCACTCCGCAGCCTTAGGTGTTTCGACAGGAATGATGGGTTCAACCACTGGTTGTCCATCAATAAGACCAAGATGAATAGCTTCATCTCGATTGTCTTCGTTTTGCAAAAACTCAAGTAGTTTGACAGGGTCATGGTCAAACTTAACGCGAAGTTTCGCTGGCAAAGCCATAAAATCGTCCATAGTGGCGTTAATTTGGTTCAAGGCACTATGGTAGTCGGTTACACCGCTAAAATCGCCGTATGAAGGCGATACGGGACTCTGAGGAAGTTGTCCCGTTACACCAAATCGTTCAACGATCACGTTAATATCACATTCATCTTTCATGTGTTGTTGAGCAAGACTTGGGTCTTCACAACACAAAGCATCAGCATTGGATGCTTCGTCACGATCATAATTGTACGGATCACGTACAAAAGGTTTAACAATCTTAGTCATAATTACCTCACTCGTTTAATAGGAATACCGCTTCCAAGTTTCAAAGCACCAAAGGCAGAAGCTGCATCTCTTACAGCCTGGCCGCCATCTCTAGCAACAAATGGCGCAATGCCAAATTTATCATAATATCTGCCTTCAGCGGCAGATTTCGGATGTAGTTGTTCTTCACGTTTAGCAATAGCTGAATTCATACGTGAAACAACATCCGCAGCATACGTCTGAGCAGCAGTAAGTTTAGTCTGCTCAGGTATTAGCTTAGAGGTTAATATTTTATTAACCGTATCAGCGTCCATATTCGCAGTTGAAGCATCTGTATGAGCTTGCTGCGACATCATATTTTGGACTTGTTGCATACCGGTTACATAATTAATACCGGTTTGCATAGAAGTAGAAGCAGAATTAACAGCGTTTCCTAACGCACTCTGCATAGTAGCAATAGAACCACCAGAAGTAGCTCCACCAGAAGTAACACCCTGGGGAGAAGCTGCACCACCGTGTTGATAAGCCAACATCGGATTAATACCGGCAGCCTTTAAATCGGCAATACCACGTTGATAAGACGTGTTTGCCATAGACTGAGAAAAATCCATAGCGCGCTTATTCTCTTCGCGCTGAAAATCCATCTGTTTCTGATTAGCA